TTTTGAATAATGCTCAACGGATATTATACCAGAGAATCCGTAGATTGCAACTATGTAAAATAAAAGTAACTGTTCAGTCGCCCATATTGTGGTTTTCTGAATTTATAACCACAATATATTGTGAAATCGAGCCTTTGACCTCCCCGTTATGACCCAATTCCAGCTGATTCTTTTGAAAAATCACGTATATAAATACTTTTATGTGTGAATAAAAATTCGATATAT